CGTAAGTATTCACCACGTTCAGAGTAATCAACAGTGATTTTAAACAGCTGCCCAGCATAACCTAACAAATTATATAAGATACAAGCTATCACCCCGTCTGTAACGTTATTAGACGTGGCAAAAACGTCATCACCTAAATGTGCCGACTCATTGTGCAACAACGGACGTCCTATGTGAGTCATAGCCCATTTATGAACTATCAAAAAGTAAACCCTAGATAAATAAGTATTTTGGAAACTTGTTGCCCGTTCGCCAGATTGCATGCTACGCACAACACGCGCGATTAACCCACTTTCAGGATCTTCCAATATAGTGTTGAACCTAGCAGCCAAAACCCATTGCAAACAGGCGTTGAGATCAGTTCTCACTCTGCGTATATAAGTTGCATCTTTACGAGTAACGTCTAGGCGTCTAGAGATGCCACGAACAGCACTACCAAAAAGATCGGCCATGCTCTCTTGGGTATGATTAATATTAAAATCAGAAAAATCCCACATAACACCAGTGTTAAATTTGAGATTGACTAACCTTCTTATATCACCAGTAAATTTAGCTTCAAGATTGTTAGCCGAAGTGTCCCAAGTGTTAGGAGCAAGAGCTTTTTCGAACATGTCAAGAATGTATGCTTGTATAACATAATGCTCGACGCTCGTATTCCATATAGCTCTTATCTTGCCATTCTCATATTTAAGAGAAGCTTTCGACCAAAGTACTGCGCCACAGCTAACTTTAAGGATCTCTCGTATATGTGATTCAGGTATGATCAGTAGCGCTCCACGTTTATTCATTCTCTCAGCAGGTGCATCAACATCCCATACAACTTTAGCACCAGGGGCACCTCCGCTAGCAGCCCAGTGCATGCGCTGAGCATACCAGTCTTCAAATGAGATAGGGTCTACGTTGTCGGAGAGCGCTGAATCAATAGCTTCATCGCAGCAGATTTGGACTGCATGGCGGTAAGCTGAGTGGGTGGACCAGGAAAGACCCGATGGGGTGATGATAGGTAAACATCTAATACTAGGATCTTCTAGACGCATGCGCATCTCATCGACAATGTCGTGTTTAAGATGCTCTGAACGTCCTGTGATACAATGAATCCCATATAACAACCTAGACTGCTCACG